CTTTGAACAGATTGAACAATCAAATAACAGAATGTGCATAATTGCTCCTCACCAATGTGTCAATCAATTGAAGGTTGATTTGAGGCACGCTCCAATTGCTTTGTGATGCGTTTCGATAGCGTGGCTTCTTGGCTATGGCTACCGGCATCCAGCCCACAATCCGCATTTCTGGTGAGTTACCTACTACAAGCACGGCAATGTCACGATCTTGACGATCTGATTCCTGTATCCACAAATTAGAATAAGGATTGCTCGACCATTTGACTTCAATGTGATTGCCCACATCGGCCTTTGACTTATCCCATGTGATGCCCGGCGTGTAGTCATAACCCAATCGCTTGGCCACAATCCATTCAGCTGCCATCGATTCAGCCATTTGTGCCACATACTCAAACCATGACAGATTGCGAATAATGCGTGAGCTGTGATCGGCATTGCGATCCTTACAATGCTCAATGGCTGCAATCATGCATTGAACTTCCTCATCGCGTTGCATCATTTAAATTCCACCAAGATTGATGGAAATGGAGCCGATGTGTTGCTTTTGCCAAATTTCAAACGGCCTCGAATGAATGTGACCTTGTGCCGGATTGCATAATCATGAAACCAAGCTGTGTCTGTGCGTGCTGGTAACAACATGACAATTTCAGCGTTGACAGATTCTTGATGTGCCTTCTTTACCCAATGCTTGATTTCTCTACCATACGGTGGATTACACCAAACACGATTGTTTTCCCAAGACATGGCCAATCCATCACGAAACAATGGATTTTCATGATCTAACCCAAACCAATGATGCGTTTTGTGATTGGTTGAGCTCGCTGCAACATCCAATGTAAAATTGTGTATTGCGTGCAATTCGTCAAACAAATTTTGTGGCGTAGCCCAATCATCTGTAAGGCTAAGAGGCATGTAAGCGGTCATCGGCAAGCACCACAAAACCAAATGACTTTTTCCGTTCGGTCATAACCTATTTGATAGCCAAATTTGTCTAGCTTTACAAGCTTTGAGCATTTGTCGCATTGCTCGATCTCGTAGATTTCCACAATCTCGCCTTGATAGTAAAGCCGGCCCAGCATCGTTTGAGGATTGATTACCTCCATGTAATCGCTCATACTTGTGGCTTCCATCCATTGCTAGTCATTACATACCATGCTGGCTTGCATTGCTTTTCTTTAACCTTCTCGGTGCAAAAGTAGCCGCCCCATGCTTTGATAGCATCTGGCTTGCTTTCATTCCAACGCATCACGCCATGAAAACACTCTGGGACAACCGATGTTTGCTCGGATGATCCATAAGATGGCTCGCCAGATTCCTCAGCTTCGGCAGCTGTGGCATAGCTCGGCACATCGCCATGCTTTGTTGTCCAATAGTCATAATCGGCCGCCGGTGCTTTGATCGCTGCCATGACCTCCTGTGTGGCCTTTTCAGCACCGCCCATGACCAAAGCCATCACACGCATCAAAGCCGATGTGCAAGTGTCCTCAACCATCCATCGCTTCATTTTGTCTGGATAAGCTGCAAGATAACCATAAGCATAATCAATGCCAGCCGGATCCATTTCAGTCTGATTGCGCCATGCTTTTGCTTGAACAAGCACATAGCCTTTTTCAGCGTTAAATTCAATGATGTGAGCTTCTAATCGGCCTTGAGGAAATGTTGCTAACCAGCGATCTGTTCGCTCTTTGTTGCCTTCGTAGTTGTCCATGAAAGCCATTATTTGGCCTTCCTTTCAGCTGATACCGCGTGGCGTGCTATAGCCCGGCCGCGTGTGAAACCTTGTCGCTCGCCTTCTTTGAATCCGACCGAATACGACATAACAGACCATAATGCCCCGGCTAACAGCATTACAATCACAATTGATGCTTCGTTCATTTTATTGCTCCCGATTCTGGGAACAGCTGATCTGCTCCCAAATACAGAGTGACAGGCAAAACCGACAAATTCAACAATCGCGCCTCAATTACGGCGTGTCGCTACCGCTTAAACGCTTTTCAATCGCCTTTTCATACTCTGATTTCGGCTGTTTGTCTTTAAGGCCATTTGATGCCAACACGCCACCCAACGAACCAGTCAGGAAAATAGCCAAAGTCTTGAGCAAATCTATGAAAGCTGCATCATTTGGAGCTTGACCGCCAATTGGTTGTGTCACAAAAATCAATGCATAAGTGATACCCAATGTGACAATTAAAAACACAAATGACAAAACCGAGCCAATCAAAAACATTAACCGCGCTTTGATGTCCTCTTGACTTAATCTGTCTCTATTTTTTGATGCCATCGCCTATTAAATCCTCCGTACAGGTTCCGGTGACTTTACATTGTGGTTTCATACATTCTGGCTTTTCCCAATTTTCATGCAGCTGGCATGGGTATCTGACCCAACCTTGATAACCACACCCGGCAAGACTTAGCGCAAGAATTCCGGCCAAGCTTGCCGCGCGTAGTTTCCAAATCATTTGCCAGTTGATCCAAATGCTTTATCAGCCGGGTTAAGCCAACGCAAAATAACAGGCACGATAGCTGCAACGCCACCCATTGCCATTGCTTTAATGTCTCCACCGGCCATGTAAACAGCCAATGCAGCTGCGATGTAGGAGCGACCCCATGAGGCCGCGATTGCTTTTGCTTGATCCATTATTTTTCTCCTTTTGGTCGATCCGGCAAATCGCCGGAAAACGGGCCATAAGTTGGTCGGCCATAACCGACAACAAATGACCTTGCTCCCAAATTTCTAGATTTCACCATGACTTCGCCGCCATTGCGTTGATCGCCGCCGGTCGATGTGGTGTTGCCTTCGACAGTCACAATTTGCTTGTCTGATACCCGGATCACCAAGCCAATGTGATTAATTGTTGTCTTGTCATCAATAACAAAATCAAAGAAAACAAAATCACCAATTTTTGGCTCGGTGTGCCAGCGTTTCATTTTCTTAAATGCATCGGCACCAGCTCTGGTGCTGACCACATTTGGCACATCCACATCAGCTTGATCGGCACACCAATTGAGAAATGAACCACACCACGGCAGCTTGTCTGCCTTCATGTGCTTGCCATACTTTGTCTCATTGTTGCCGGTTTCAGCCACGCCCACCTCAGCGAGCGCGACTTGAATCAAGCGCGGCAATGTGCCTTGTGGAAATGTCATGAAAGCAACAAAGCCGCTTCATCAGCTGTTATTCCCAATTTGGCAAGCAATGCAGCTTTTTCGGCTGCTTTTGCTGCCTCAGCTGATTGCGTTGCCATTGTTTGCGCTTTGTCCAATTCCCATTGTGCCAATTCAGCGGCATTAAATTCGCGTTCAATGATTTCGCCTGTTTCAATGTTATGGATCAATTTCATTAATTTTGCCATTTATTTAACTCCGTAAAGTAGTACTTGACCTGCTGAAAATGTTGAACCTGCTGAAAATGTCAATTCTAGGCTGCTAATTGCTTCGGTGCTGGCAACTCCGCCATAAGCCAATTGCACCTGTGTTGTTGCTGTGCTGCTTGTGTAATAAGTTCCGTTGAATAATACTGATTTATTTGCAACAGATTGAGAATAATTCCAAAACTGGTAAATTAAAAACGCGTTGGTTGCTGCTGACCCAATTGGAATAGTCGAAGCCAAGTGAGTTTGATCGCAAGTAATACCGCCACCGTTTGATGGTCTAAGTGGAGAATAAACACTCGAAGTGACCGCGTTGATTCTCATTCTCAAGGTATCGTCGGCACTTGGTGCAATGTCGCGAAAAACTAAAACCAAATCTTGATAGGTTTGAGGAATTGACGAAAGCGTTACTGTTGCCGTTGAAAGGTTAGTTGTTGAAATTAGCGTATAACTTCCGCTCGGTGCTGCCCACTTGAGACCAGTTGATTGTGTTGAATCAGCCGTCAAAACTGTGTCATTTGCACCGACCGCAAGCCGTGCTGGTGTATCGGCTGCCGTGGCGGTAATTAGATCGCCTTTTGCATCTAAAATAACAAGTGGATCAATAGCCGTCCAGCTAAAATCCATGTCAGTTCCTGATGCTTTTGCAAGCACCTGACCTGTTGTGCCGCCTTTAAGATCGGCCATGCTGGTATCAACAGCCTGACCAAAGACAGCAAAATCAGCTGGCAAATCCGTGACCAAATCTGTGGCCGTTGGCATTACCCATCCAAAATTGCTTGTTGGATTGCTCATGTTTTCTCCTTACGCCACAATCGTGGCATTGATCCAATCCAAAGTTGGATTGACTGTGTTCCATTGCTCTACCACCGGCACATCATTCCAGCGCATTGCCTGTAATGAGAATGAGATCGGTGACAAAATCATGGAAACGCTTATCTGATTGTATCTTGCCGAAAATGTCCAGCCTTCGACAAAACCCAAGTAATCGCCGGAATTCATGTTAAGCGGCAGATCGGCAATCTCCACCGGCATCCCCATAAACACATTGATGAGGTCATCCCGATCGGCATCATCTAGCTCCGGGTTTGTTAGCTCATAGGTTATGTTGTTAAAATTAAAGCGTGGGTAGGCTCGGAGTTCTAGGTAAAATGCCGCCTGATCTTGAGCATCATGCAAATGGCGCAATGTTGTTGTGAAAATCTGTGACAATTCTCCATAAAGCCCAATAGAGGCAATGTCGCTGGCATCTGTTTCGTTTGTGCTGTTTTGGCCATACTTGATTGTAATGTTGTTTCGCACATCTCCGGTTCGGCTTTGGATGCTTAAACCCGATGCCAAAGCGTGGTTGGCCGTTAATTCTACATAACCATTGGCAGCTAGATAGTTTGTCCGATGTGTGGAATCTGCATAACCAATTTGGCCTTGAGCATTTTCATAAATGTAGCCCAATCCAGATGAGGCCAAAGCTGCAACCAATGAATAAACATCGGTTCGGCTTGATGATCGTTGTGCAAGCTCATAATTGCCCGGCTGGTCAATTTCGCCCAATCCTGTATTTTGTGCATCTTGCCATTGCTCGGTTGGATCATAGGTTGCCCATGTCAATGCAGCCGGGACAGCTTGCCATTGGGCAAATAAAACCTGGCTCAAAATTGTGTAGATTTGATCGCCGTCAAAGTCGTGTGCCAACACACCATCGGTCAATGCTTTTGGCAATCTGGCCAATGCACCCAAAGCAATGATGTTAATGCGCTGCGCGTAATCTACCGATCCAACCTCGGCTACCGAGATGCCGACATCAACGACCGAGCCGCCAAAAATTGGCACATAAGTCGCTGTCGAATCTTGCAACTCAATAGTCAAAGAATCATTGATCTCAATGGTGACATTGGATTGATCTAAGTTGAT